GCCCAATAAATACGTGGATCATTGTGAGGATTTATTTTCTTTTCAAGCATGGCTGATAATTCTGCTGTAATCTCAGGTCTTGTCATTTTGAACCTCCTCCAACTTCTTCTCAGCTTCTTCACGGGTGAGGAACCATGTTTTCCCATATTCTACGTCAACGCAAATAACGTTTGGGACATGAATACTGTCTTTATCACACTGTACGAACCACCCTCTTTGTGAAAATACAATGCTGTAAACTTTTTGATGATACACTCTGTTATTTGCTTTGTATCCATTCAGGACATTTAGATCATAATTCGCTTTGCTCGGAATCTTATAAATATCATCACCGATTTTAACCGGCAATCTCACAAGCAAGCCCTGTTCTTCTAAGTCTTTGTAAGATTTTAATTCTTCCAGAAGTTCTGTAACATCTTTCAGCCAATACAATTCTCCATCTTCGTAGCAAGTCCCGTACGTTTTCTGGTGGTATGGGCATCCAACTGCATCCCTTCCACTAATCCAATCTTTTAAGTTCTCGCCAGTTCCACAGGTAATGCGTTTATATTTATCGTCTTCCATGTGCTTAAAATTCTCGTGATCCATATAGCAATCACCTTCTGCATCTTGACTGGAAATGCATTTAAGTGCTTTTATCATGTCTTCAAGTGTTAATCTCTCCATCTACTTAACCTCCTGTAATCTCATCAATACACTGGTTCCAGCCCTCCACAAAACCGGCATCAGATGCATTAGCCGGATAGTCTCCATTGTCTTTCTCTGGCAAATCCATAAGTGGACACCAATCAGGAATGGCTTCTGCTTCTTTAT